TGGAGCCCCTCTTATATATGAGCTTCGGGCCATGGGCATACCGGTGCAGGAGTTCACGCCGAGCAAGGGGCAAGACAAGATTGCCCGTTTGAACGCAGTCTCAGACATAATCGCCTCTGGGAAGGTCTGGGTTCCTCAGACGAGGTGGGCTGAAGAGTTGGTTGACGAGATCGCTGCATTTCCGTCTGGAGAGCACGACGACTTGGTTGACGCAACGACGCTAGCACTCATGCGCTTCCGTCAAGGTGGGTTCCTACGCTTACCCGTAGATGAGCCTGAAGACATTAAGTGGTTTAAAGGTTATCGCCGAGAGCGGTACTACACGGTGTAAGGAAACATCATGGCAACAGGATACATGGGTAGCGGAGATATGGGCAAAGGGCTGTATGCAGCTCCTGAAGGGTTGATGGACGTTCCCACAGAAGGGCCACCCATCGAGATTGAGATCGAGGACCCCGAGTCAGTGTCCATTGGCTTGGGCGACATCACGATCGACCTGGAGCCCCGCAAGAAAGATACCGCTGAAGACTTTGATGCCAACTTGGCCGAGTACATGGACGACAAGGAGTTGGCGTCTTTGGTGACCGACTTGGTTGGGGATTTTGACAAGGACATCAACGACCGTAAGGAGTGGATGCAGACGTATGTCGACGGGCTGAAGCTGCTGGGGTTGAAGTACGAAGAGAGGACTGAACCATGGCAAGGCGCATGTGGTGTGTTTCACCCGATGCTGACCGAGTCCGTTGTGCGCTTCCAGTCAGAGGCGATGACGGAGACGTTCCCAGCGATGGGGCCTGTGAAAACGCAGATTGTTGGCGCGATCGACAAGCTACGCGAAGAGGCTTCAACTCGCGTGCGCGAGGACATGAACTACCAGCTCACCGAGGTGATGACTGAGTATCGCAGTGAGCATGAGCGACTGCTGTGGAGCTTGCCGATTACGGGCTCCGCGTTCAAGAAGGTCTACTACGACCCGAGCAAGGGCCGTCAGGTGGCGATGTTTATCCCCGCCGAAGACATCGTCGTACCTTATGGTAGCTCAAACATTGAGGACTCGGAGCGTGTAACGCACGTCATGCGCAAGACCGAGCAAGAGGTTGTGCGACTGATGGACGCTGGGTTCTACCGTGACGTGGAGCTAGGTGAGCCGTCCTACCAGTTGGACGACATCGAGAAGCAAAAGGCCGAGGAGATGGGCCTGACGGCTATCCAGGACGACCGCTACCGCATCCTTGAGATGCACGTGCTATTGGACCTGCCGGGGTTTAAGCACAAGGACAAGAAGGGTAAGGAGACTGGGATTGCTCTGCCCTATGTGGTGACTATCGAGAAGGGCACGACCACCATTCTCGCTATTCGGAGAAACTGGTATGAAGACGACAAGCTACACATCAAGCGGCAGCACTTCGTCCACTACCAGTACATCCCGGGCTTCGGCTTCTACGGCTATGGACTTATCCATCTTATTGGTGGTTATGCTAAGTCCGCTACTATGCTTATTAGGCAGCTTGTTGACGCTGGTACTCTTAGCAATCTCCCCGGAGGACTCAAAGCCCGAGGACTGCGGGTTAAAGGGGACGACACTCCTATTCAACCCGGAGAGTTCCGAGATGTGGATGTACCGAGCGGTTCCATCCGAGACAATATCCTTCCTCTACCGTACAAAGAGCCAAGTCAGGTTCTCTACACACTGTTTAATCAGATCGTAAGCGAAGGCCGTGCGTTTGCCTCTAGCGGCGATATGAAGGTGAGCGACATGAGCAGCCAAGCTCCTGTCGGAACCACACTGGCAATCCTTGAGCGTACTCTGAAGGTGATGACGGCTGTCCAGGCCCGTATTCACAACGCAATGCGTCAGGAGTTCAAACTTCTGAAAGTAATCATTGCTGATTACTGCCCGGATGAGTATGAGTACGAGCCTGTCGACGGTAGTCGTCGCGCTCGTAAAACGGACTATGACATGGTGGACGTGATCCCCGTGTCTGATCCTAATGCCGCCACCATGGCGCAAAAGATCGTGACGTACCAAGCTGTTCTGCAGCTGGCTGCAAGCGCTCCGCAGCTGTATGACCTGCCCCTGCTGCATCGTCAGATGATTGAAGTGTTGGGGGTTAAAAACGCTGCCAAGCTCGTGCCGATTGAGGACGACGCAACGCCGGTCGACCCCATCCAAGAGAATCAGAATCTGCTGACGCAGAAACCCGTCAAAGCGTTCCTGGAGCAGAACCACCAGGCTCACATCCAGGTGCACATGGCTGCTATCCAGAACCCGCGTATCCAACAAATGATGCAGGGCAACCCGGCGGCTCAGGCAATCATGGCTGCAGCTATGGCGCACATCAACGAGCACGTCGCGTTCCAGTATCGCATTGAGATTGAGCAGATGATGGGCCAGCCGTTGCCACCTATGGAGGACAAGAACGCGGAAGAGCACAAGCCCATCCCACGCGAGATGGCCGACCAGATCGCCATGATGGCAGCTCAGGCGTCTCAGCAACTGCTCCAGCGCGACCAGGCGCAAGCCCAACAACAGCAGGCGCAGCAGCAAATGCAAGACCCGCTCATCCAGATGCAGATGCAAGAGCTTCAGTTGAAGCAACAGGAACTGCAGCTCAAGGCTCAGAAACAGCAGGTCGAAGCGGCGGAAAAGGCCGACCGCATCCGCATCGAGGAAGAGCGCATCAAGTCCCAAATGGAGATTGCTGCTATGCAGGTGAGCGCTACCGCCGCCGCTGCAAAAGACAAACTCAGTAAGCAGATGGAGGCTGAAGGGGTTCGCATGGGCCTTGACGCAGCTAAACACCGGGCGCAAATGCGCCAACAGCACTCTGCCAGCCAGCAGAGACAACAACCCAAGAAGGAGAATAGATGAGCATTGACACCCGTGCGCTAGCGCACGTGCAAAAGGAAATTGACAAAATACGGCAAGAGCAAGTTGCTTTCCTCGCTGCCAGCCGCGCTGATACCTACGATGAGTACAAAAAAATCTGTGGGGTGATCCGAGGTCTAAACCTTGCAGATTCCATCATCAACGACCTCGTGCAAAGACTGGAGCACTCGGATGAGTGAGTTTGACGTTACCGCTGTAGACCTTTCTGGCGTTCTTAATAAGTCCGCCGAGGAGAAAGCGAAGCAGCTGCCTGATCCTGCTGGTTTTATGCTACTAACTGTGGTCCCCGAGGCTATGGAAGAGTACGCTGACAGCGATGTTGGGATTGTTAAATCGGGTAAGGAAATCTGGAAAGAAGAGATGCTGACCCCGGTGTTGTTTGTGGTCAAGATGGGCCCCGAGGCCTATCAAGACAAGACGCGGTTCCCTAGCGGGCCCCGTTGCAAGATCGGTGACTTTGTCATCGTGCGCCCCAATTCAGGCACCCGCCTGAAGATTCATGGCCGTGAGTTCCGCATCATCAACGATGATTCGGTCGAAGGCACTGTGCAAGACCCGCGTGGAATTACCCGCGCTGCTTAAGGAGTAAATCATGCCGTTACCCAAGTTCAGGGGGGAAGATTATGAGTTCCCCGATGAAAAAGAAGAGAAAGCCAAAACAAAGGCTGAAGACGATCTTGACATCGAGATCGAAGACGATACCCCGGAAGAAGACCGTGGCCGCAAGCCTCTGAAGGAGCCTATCGAGGACCCCACAGAAGACGAACTTGCCAGCTACGACGAGAAAGTCCAAAGCCGGATCAAGAAATTCACTCGTGGTTATCACGACGAGCGCCGCGCAAAAGAAACAGCCGAGCGGGAGCGCATTGCCGCTGAAAACTACGCCAAGCAGATTTTGGAAGAGAATAAACGCCTCCAGCAGCAGCTCGCTAATGGTAGTCAGGCGTACATTGAGACCTCCAAAACCGCTGCTGAAGCCGAGTTAAACACTGCCAAGTCCTTGTACAAGAAGGCGTACGAGGAGGGAGACCCCGACGCGCTGGCTGAAGCCCAGGCCAATATTGCCCGGGCAACCCTGAAATTGGACAAAGCTCAGGGTATGAGGCCTATTGAGGTGGAGGAAAAGGAGTGGAATCCCCCCGCCCAGCAGGCTCAACAGCAGCCAATGTCCCGCCGCACCAAAGAATGGGTAGATAACAACTCAGATTGGTTCGGAAAAGACGACGAAATGACTATGGCAGCTATGGGGCTTGACAAAAAGTTGCAAGCCAAGTATGGTGCCGACTATGTTGGTACATCTGAATACTTTCAGACTATCGACAAGACAATGCGAAAACGATTTCCTGAGTATTTTGAAGATGCTCAGAGCGATGAGGATGACGAGCCGCCTCGCCAAAAAAGAGCTGAACCGGCTGATGAGGAAGAACCTCCACGCCGTGCCTCAAAACCCGCTACTGTGGTTGCTCCGGCATCCCGTAGCACCCCGCCTAGTCGTGTTCGACTGAAGGCATCCGAAGCTGCGATAGCCCGCAGGCTTGGGGTCCCTTTGGAAGAATATGCGAGACAGGTTGCAGCACTTAGTAAAGGTTAAAAATGGAACAAAATACGCAAACACAAACGCAAGGTCGTCAGAATCGTCTGACTCGTGAACTTGATTCACGGGAAACTATTCGCCGTCCTACGTCATGGAAAGCCCCCGAGGTTTTGCCGTCCCCTGACAAACGTCCGGGTTGGGCACACCGCTGGGTGCGTATTAGCATTCTTGGTAATGCTGATCCATCTAATATCTCTTCTAAGTTCCGTGAAGGATACGAACCCTGCAAAGCAGAGGACTATCCTGAACTCATGATGCACGCCGCTACTGAAGGTCGTTTCAAGGGAAACATCGAAGTAGGTGGTTTGTTGCTCTGCCGTATCCCTGATGAGTTTATGGAGCAACGCTCGCAGCATTACGAGCGCCAAAACAAGGCTCAAGTGGAATCGGTGGACAACAATTTCCTTCGTCAAAGTGACGCGCGGATGCCTCTCTTCGCGGAGAAATCATCCAAAGTCACCTTTGGTTCTGGTTCATAAATTTTGGAGTCCTAAATGGCATATCCTACCGTTGACGCCCCTTACGGGCTGAAGCCGATCAATCTGATCGGTGGGCAGGTGTTCGCCGGAGCTACTCGTCAGCTCGTTATTGCTAATACTTCTGGTACCGGTTACGGCACCAGCATCTATTACGGTGACGTGGTGAAGATTGTTTCTGGTGGCACCATCGAAAAAGACGCTGGCACTACGACCGCTACCCCCTGTGGCGTGTTCTTGGGTTGCCAGTACACGAGCGCCACTACTGGCCAACTGACCTTCTCGCAGTACTATCCTGCAAGTTTGGCAGTTAAAAATGGCACGATCATTCAAGCCTTTGTGGCCGATGATCCTGACCAGCTGTTCAAGGTTGTGCTGGTTACCGGCACTACTGCAGACAGCACTTCTAGCGGTTTGCTGCCCACTTTCCTGGGTCGCACCGTTATTGGCTCGAACGCTCAATTGGTGCAGAACGCAGGTTCTACCGTGACTGGAGACTCCAAGGTTGGTATTTATACCGCCGCTGGTGCCACCACGACCGACACCCTGCCCATCCGCATTATTGATGTGGTGCCTGATACCGCCAACACTTCTGGTAACTTCTGCGAAGTTATTGTGAAGTGGAACGCTGCCAGTGTGGCTAGCTTGACTGGTGGTCATCAGTATCTCAACCCGACTGGCGTCTGATCCAAGGAGTAAATCATGGCAATTTCACGCGCACAACTGCTGAAAGAGCTGCTCCCTGGTCTGAACGCCCTGTTCGGTCTGGAGTACGCTCGCTACGGCGAAGAACACAAAGAAATCTACGAAACCGAGACTTCTGAGCGTTCGTTTGAAGAAGAAACCAAGCTGTCTGGCTTCTCCGCCGCCCCGGTGAAGAACGAAGGCTCTGCCATTGCTTATGACAATGCGCAGGAAGCTTGGACCACCCGCTATACGCACGAAACCATCGCTCTGGGTTTCTCGATCACCGAGGAAGCCATCGAAGATAACCTGTACGACAGCTTGTCTGCTCGCTACACGAAGTCGCTGGCCCGTGCTATGGCATACACCAAGCAGGTTAAGGCTGCTGCGGTTCTGAACAATGGCTTTAGTTCTAGCTACCCCGGTGGCGACGGTCAAGCTCTGTTCTCTACTGCTCACCCCCTGGTGTCTGGCGGTACCAACAGCAACACGCCCTCTACCCAAATTGACCTGAACGAGACTTCCCTGGAAGCCGCCGTTATTCAGATCGCCGCTTGGACGGATGAACGTGGTCTGCTGATCGCTGCTAAACCCAAGAAGATGATTGTTCCTCCGGCACTGATGTTCGTTGCTGACCGTCTGCTCGAAACCGAGCTGCGCGTTGGTACCAACGACAATGACATCAACGCCATCAAGAACATGGGCGCTGTGCCGGAAGGTTACACCGTCAACCAC